GCGGATAGACTCGGCGTAGGGTGAGACGCAGGTGATGTAGCTCTTGAAGCACTGAAATACGGACTGGGAGTTCCCGGTCGACGTGCGGCAAAACCAAGGGAGCCTAAAACAACCTACATATGCCTGCACCGCAACACACGCCCCAAGCCTATGACCGCAAGGTTATGCTCAAATCGGGGCGTTTTTATGTCACGTGTTCGGTAATTCCGAACAACTGAAAAAGTGATATCACAAAGCCACCGAACTGAAACTGATATCATTATGTCCAACTAGGTACATTCCTTAAATCAGACTACATCCACAATGAAGAAGCCCATGAGCGATCCAACTGGCGACCCAAACGTACTAGCGCAACTGTGGGCATCTATTCCTGAGCCTATCAAGGCCGCAATCATGAACGTAGCGCTCAGCACGGTAATGGCGTTTCGTAATAGCGAGCGAACGTTCTGGACATCGTTTTGGGAGGTTAGTGCGGGCGGCATCACTACCTTCATGGCTGGCTCAGCAGTAGAAGCATTCGGTCTGTCTAACGGCTGGTGTTTCGCAATCGGTGGCGCCGTCGCAGTCTTCGGCATCGACCAAGTTAAAGCCTTCGCTGCCAGATTCGCGGAAAAGAAAGCTAGCGAATAGGCTACAATGGCTTCCTTAATGGAGGCTTTTTAATGGCTAATAGACCAATCGTTCACACAGGGGATAAGACCTCTACTGTCGGGCGCTCAAGAATGTTTGAGACGCCTGATGATTTGCGTGAGGCGTGCTTAGAATATTTGGCATGGGCTCATGCTAATCCGCTGCAAGAAGAGAAACACTTCTGCTCGGCTGGGCAGATCATGACTGCCTACATGAGCAAGCCCCGCGCCGTAACCATCGTCGGCCTATGTCTGCACCTCGGCATCCATCGCCACACCTGGCAGAACTACCGCATCTCTGAAGAGTTCGATCTTGTATGCGATGAGATCGAGGACCGCATGAAGCAGTACAAGTTCGAGAATGCCGTTGCGGGGCTCATGAATCCTACGCTGATTGCGCGGGATATCGGTCTGGTTGATAAGCAGGAGATTGACCTGAGCAGCAAGGACGGAACTATGAGCCCTAAAGAGCAGAGCGCTGCCGTTCTGGAAGCGCTGAAACGTAAGCACGCGGAATGAATCCGACCGAAGTAGCGGCACTCCGCACTGACCTGCTCGCATTCTCAAAGCATATGTTCCAGGCGCGCAAGGGTTCGGAGTTTATCGAGAACTGGCACCATCGCACTCTATGCGAGGCTTTGGATCGCGTAGTAATCGGCAAAAGCAAACGCCTGATTATCAATATCCCGCCGCGTTACTCAAAGACCGAACTGGCCGTGGTGAACTTCATTGCCTGGTGCATGGGCAACTTCCCTGACTCCGAGTTTATTCACGCCAGCTATTCGCAGCGCCTTGCAGCTAATAACACCTGGAACGCCCGCGCTCTTATGGAGCATGAGGCATACGCTGAGATATTCGGTAAGCCTGCATTACGCAAAGACAGCAACGCGAAGGACGAATACCGGACTGAATCAGGCGGCGTTGTGTACGCCACTGGCTCAGGAGGTACGATCACTGGTTATGGTGCAGGCAAGCTACGCGAAGACTTCGGCGGGGCAATCATCATCGATGACCCGCACAAGGCCTCAGAGGCTACTAGCGACACGATGCGCCAGAACGTCATAGACTGGTTCGGCACAACGATGGAGAGCCGCCTTAACTCGCCATACACGCCGATCATCGTCATCATGCAGCGCCTGCATGAAGAAGACCTGGCTGGCTGGCTCCTGGCTGGCGGTAACGGCGAGCAGTGGGATCACATCGAGATCCCCGTGCTGGACGATGAGGACAATCCGCTATGGGAGTTCAAGCACGACCGCCAGAAGCTTGCCGACATGGAGAAGGCAAACCCCTACGTGTTCGCCGGTCAGTACATGCAGCGCCCAGCTCCGAAAGGTGGCGGCGTATTCAAGGATAGCTGGTGGCAGTACTACAACGTCGGCGAAGAGCCTGAGATGAGCTACAGGACGATCTACGCTGACACTGCGATGAAGACCAAGGAGCACAACGACTACAGTGTGTTCCAGCTTTGGGGAGAGTCAGGCGGCAAGGTCTATCTGCTTGATATGCTGCGCGGAAAATGGGAAGCGCACGACCTTGTGCGAATAGCCAGAGAGTTTTTCAATCGTCATAAGGTTGGCAGTGGATACCTAAGATCGATGCGCGTAGAGGACAAGGCAAGCGGAACCGGCTTGATCCAGACGCTCAAGTCGGAAGGCGTTCCAATCCAGGGAATTCCACGCGACAAAGACAAGTACACGCGGGCGCTTGACGTGGTTCCTCAGATCGCGACTGGTAACGTGTTCCTTCCTAAGCAGGCTCCGTGGCTTAATGATCTGCTGTCTGAGGCGACTCAATTTCCCAATGCAAAACACGACGATACGCTCGATCCTCTGATGGACGCAATTTCTGAGATGCTGATTAGCGTACCTAATGGCGGCCTGTTCCTGCCAGCAAGACTCAGAAAGTAACACAATCCCCGCACGGTATCACCCCTCCTGTTACCGTGCGAAATTACTGTTCTCCGGAAAACAGTTGCCATGAGCTGAATACGCTGCTACATTCGGCTCACACAACACGGAGTCGGTAAAGATGGCTAAGATCGAACGAGACAGCGACGAATATAGAAAGGCGGCAATCAGCCTTGCATTTTCATATGCACCAAGCATCAGCCCTTGCTATCACTGCGGACATCCAGTTGCCTCTGGATACTGCTGTTTAGGATGCAATTCATCGGACCCAAAAGGATACGAAGAACGGCGCGCACGGGAGTCTAAATAGATGGCGACGGTTAAAGAACGAAGTGGTTAGCGAGATCATGAATCTTGCGTGTGACGTGAACGCGGAAGGCAAGGTATCCGTGCACGCTGAGGTGAATTCTTTCGGCGTTCAGATTCGAATTTCGCCGGCAGAGATCAGCGATGCCGACAATTGGCAGTGGATTTACTACCCGAAGATGCAGGCTTACTTCGAAAATGAATCATTCGATGCTGACTACTTCGACAAGCCGGCAGCAGAATTCATAGAAGAGCTAAAGAAACACCACCCACAATACGACGCGGACGGGGTTAAGTTATGAGTATCAATTGGGAGAAATCACCAGAGGGCGCGACTCATTTCCATTATGGGAATGTTAAGTATTCGGCACACTGGTATAAGGAAGGCTATTTCTGTGTTGTGGGGTTTGAAGACAAAGGCTGGAAACAAGACTTCGATCCTAGTCCTAAAGATCAATATAACGAACGCCCAACTGTTAAGCAATGGTCAGGCCAGCAAGATGGGTTGCCACCAGTTAATACGGTGTGCGGAATTAAGCGTGGAATGGATTGGACTATCGTAACTGTTGTTGCTCACTTCTCTGAAATGGCTGTGATAGCTTGGACTGATGATAGCGGTGAACATGCAGATCTGTATTCTGCTTCAGAACTTCGTCCCATTCGAACGCCAAGGCAGATTGCCGCCGAACAACGCGAAACCGCAATCCGAGAGATGATTGCTATTTGCAAAGATGGCGCATCCAAGGAGCAATTTATTCCAACTGAGGCGCACATGGCAAGAATGATGCGATATTGCTTTGATAAACTGGTTGATGCTGGGTTTAAGCGGGAGGTGGTTTGATGATCGGTATTAAGATTGCGCTTACAGGTGTATTAGTATTCGCGCTGGTTCTTCTGGTTGACTTGGCAAACAAAGGAATTCCGCGCTTCTGGAAGATTGTCGGCGGTATTGCAGTAATCGCCGTGCCAATTGGATTGCTAGTTCAAATCTGGCAGTAAAACAAAAGGCCCTCTAAACAAGGGCCTTTTTCTATTTCAGCTTGCGCTTGGCTCGCTCGATGATTCCTTTGCTTAGCGGTTCGCCTTTGTCATCGACCAATACTTCGACTTGGCTACAGTAGCAAAAGATCATATTAGGAACTATCGAGTACCACGTTGCAACTTCTTGGATCGTATACAAGTTACCGTGTCGAGCTATATGACTGGCGCGGCTTGTACTCTTAAGCGCTGACAGATGGAGCAATTTAGACTTGATGCCTAGGTCAGTCTGCGCCTGTTGCGCCTCTTCACGCCTAGCTGTACGCATTGCACCAACAACCTCTGTCTGCGCGATACGGCTCGCATCAAACTTGCTAACTCCAATCCTCGCCTCAATGTTCTCCGCGATTTTACGTGGACTGATACCGCTAGCCATGCCGCGTGAAAGCGTTGAGGCAAGGTCGCCCGTCATGTCGTCTGCGATCTTCTTCATCTCGTTGAACGTGCGGGCCTGGAGCAGGCTTAGGCGACGACGATAAGGAGCGCTAGTCAGCAGCGAGTCTAGGTGTGGACGGCTCACTGCATACGCCTCAGACTGGATCGTCAGGTTAGCCATCGTCAAGGCGGTGCCTTGAACATATGCCGGGGTGATGTAACCAGACATGAACCAGTTAGTTTGTGGCGTGCCTTCGTCGATTAGCTGGCCGATTAGCATAGAAATCTCGTTATCCATGTTGGCTAGCGTGAAATCATCCAGCTCAAAGATGTACGTCTTCTGCTCAGCGTTGACAGCGTTAAGCGTCACCACCTTGTACGGTATGCGCTTCAGGATCGCCAGAACGCCTTTCTGTACGGCGTCAATGCGCCTGTTGAAGTCCTTGATAGCCTTTTGGACTCGCTTCTGTTGGCCGGTCAAGTCGTTTTCGCTGCGGGGTAGAATTGGCTCGCCCATGATTTCTTCCGGTATTTTTTCGTTATCCATTGTACAATGTACAGGCGACTAGGGCGGCCACCCGAAAATCACCTCGTCAGTGAACGTCGCAATCCCTTCGACGACCACGAGACGAGTGCGAATGAAAACAGATAACGACTTTGTTGGCAGTGAATTCGAAACACCAAAAGGCGGCACGCTAAAGGTAGTATCACTGCTAACTGAAAGAGAGTCTGGTGGAGCTAAGCGATACGGGCTTGAATGCACGATTTGCAGCAAGGACCATGAGGTTTGGCCTGCCAGCTCAATTAAAAGCAACAAAGGCAATCTTGTTCGTGGAAGGATACCTTGTGGATGCAGTCGAGGAATAAATTACAGCCTTGATCAGTTATTCATGCTGGTAAAAAGAAAGCTGGAAAGCAAAGGGCTGGAGTTCAATGGGTTTTCAGGTGAAGACCTAGGGATCAGGACCAGGCTGAATATTAACTGCAAAAAGCACGGACCATGGTCAACCTCGTGGGCGCTTACTGTTCTTCGGAATGATAGCGGATGCCCAAAATGCGGAGACGAAAGGTGCGGACTTAAGAATCGAATGGACCCAAAAGATGCTCATTCTATGTTTATGGATACTGGCGCCTTTGCTGCCGGAACAGTTTTCACAAAGATAGAGAAGAAGACAAGGCAGGGATCTAGCGCATTCTGGAATGTGTGGTGTCCTGTATGCGCTTCCGATGAATACTCATTATCCGGATCATGTCCAACTGATTTCATTGCATTTCATGGCTCTCTCGCCGCAGGAATGAAGCCGTGCAGATGCTCAATAGCTTACAAATATACAAAGTCAGAGCTAGATTATCGAGCTATCAAGGCGCAAAATAAGCATGGAGTGCGCTTTATTTGCTGGTCAGAAAAAGCACCGATCACTACAGACGCTATTGTCATTGCCGAATGTAGCGAGCATGGGCAATACGAGGCAAACTTCGCACCATACGAATACTCTGGCGGATGTCCCGGCTGCGCTTCTAGAGGATTTAGACCTGCCAAGAATGGATACATCTACATATTGGAGAGTGATTGCGGCGCATACACAAAGGTTGGGATTTCGCATGTTCCAGAAAAAAGATTCAAACAGCTTTCTGTCTGTACACCTTTTGCGTTTAAGGTTGTTGATAAATTCTATGTCAGTGGCGAGGACGCGGTAATAATAGAGACTGATACGCATAACAAATTTGAGCGCGCCGGCTTGACAGGGTTTGGTGGGTTCAGCGAATGGCTTAAATCTGACCCCGGCATTATTGAATACATACAACAACGGGCCCTGTAGGCCCGTTTCTTATTGCTCTGGTACAACCGGATCAGCCGGAGGATCAACATCCGGCAGTGGTTCAAGGTCATCGGTGTTCTCATGCCCAGCCTGAGTTCGAATTTCTTCGGGGCTAAACACGCGATCACCAGACGCCAAGGATTTCTGATTGATATCAGCCATGACCACGGCGTTAGCGAGGCGCTCAGAGTCTGTTGATTCAGTCAGGTCACTCCACATGATCTCGTAATCTTCCTTGGTGGCGATCACACCATGATCCATCAGCCAATCAACAACCTTCCGAACGTCAGGGCTTACATCATTGATGCGATATGCCTGGCCGCGACGGTTGAACGCTTTGACGTCCTCACTAGAAGCTAGCGTACCAGTCTGGCGACCGGTGATAATAGTTGACGGGATGCGCATGCCTGCTGCAGTCTCTTGAAGGTTTACTTCAAATGGCGCAGTAGGATCTGGAACTGTAGAGCTAAGCGGTGTAACAGTGCCGCCCTGCGTGATGATGGTTGTGTCAATGCCACGGTTCACATCACGGGTGACTTCGTCGTATAGCGTCTGTAGCTCTGCCACAGGGACACCGTGGGCGCGAGCGATGGCGTCGATCTGAGTATCTTTATCAAACCCAATATGCAGCGCTCGTGCGGCAGCCTTGATGTACGACTCGCCAGAACCGCCAGTCACCTTGGATAGAGAGATAAGCGCATTCAGAGAAGACGAGAACAGCGATTCTGGCTCAGTGATAGAGCCAAGGATAACTATCCGACTAGGATGGATCTCGACAAGCCTAGGAGAATCGCCTACAGCTTCGCTGTGCTCGCGATACGTGTACATCAGCGGCTCGCCATAGGTAGGACTGATGACGTTAGTGTCCCAGGTAATCACCTCAAGCGATCCGCGCCAAGCTGGAATGAATTTGACTATGGCGGCAGCGCTTACCTTGTCGAGTTTCTGATTCCACTGCTTCGAATCTTTAACCTGAATGATCAGCCCCGAGTAACCGCCAACCATACGGCGCTTGTCGGCTTCCTTGATGGCGCAGAAGATGTTCTTCTTCTTGAATAGTCGCTTTACTTCTCGCTCCCACTGCGTCTCATCGCGGGTTTCGTCGTACTCGTCTTCGCCCTCGATAACCCAAGGATTGTCTTGCCATACCTTGTCCAGTAGCTGCATGAGCGCGCCACTACCGACGCCGTGCCGCTTGTACACGCGATAGAACTCATCGAAGCCTGGATTCTCAGGGAAGCCGCACTCGATATCGCTTCGTGGCCGCTTGGTATCAAGAGGGCCGCCGCCAAATGCAAAGTTCTGGCGTGAAGCAGAAAGCAGCCGATCCTCAATGCAGGCGTTCAGCGCCAAATCTAGTGCAGGCGTGCGTTTCACAGTCATAAAATAGGGCCTCGTAAATTATCCCTATTTTAGCACTTGCTTGCGTTGCATGGATGGGCTAAGGTTTGCGTACTTTAAATGGAGGGTTGGACTGATTAAATTGGTTGAATTGTTGGTTAACCGTTACGAGAAATGGCCGAAAGGAGTAGAGGTTTTCGGAGCAGATAGTGACGGTGAGATTCGTGCATATGGTTCGGTAGAAGAATTATGCCAATTCGACTTCTACCCAGAGCAGCAGGTTGAAGAAGTAGAAAAATCTCCTGGATTTGGTCGTTGTGCATGCCCTGTTTTAGTTGACTTGGCCCAATGGCAAGCCGAGCGCAACCGTCAGAAGGGTGGCGAGTGGAAGCGGCATCGGGGTGGTAAGCAGCCTGTAGCGGATGGCGTAATGGTTGATCTGAAGTTTAACAATGGCACACAGCGAACCAGAGAATTTCCCGAAGACTGGGAGTGGCGCAAACATGATGCAGATCCACGGATTACGCAATACCGAGTAATCAGCCAGCCACAAGCGGAGGAAATAGAAGTGAAGGATACGACTATTGGCACACTCAGCTACAAGGTTGAGATTGATACAAGCGCTGCGAATCAGGCGATTGATGAGCTGTCCGCTAAATGGGATCAGATCGAAACGCCTTTCAAATGGCGAGATGAAGTAACCGAACTCAATGCCTACATCGAGAAATTCACTCGCGAGCGTGAAAGCCTGATTAACCGTCTTGCGCTGGAAGGATTCGCGCTGATCCCTGCAATTACTCCGGTTATGGGGGTGGCTGATGTCGATATGAGCGATTGGCGGAATTGGAAGGACGGAGATATTGTTGAAGTAGTATTTGAAAATGATGCAGATCTGCCTATTGGCAAGCAGTGCGTGGTAGCAACCATTGAGAAGCCAGACTACATTTATGGCATGCCGGTATCTGTTTACGACGATGATGCTAGTGACGGATCATATTTCTGGCCAGAAGACATAACGGAAGAAGGCAGTCTGGTTTTCAAGTTCATCCGCCGCCCATAACCACTAATCTGCCCACCAAAGCCCTCCTAACCCGAGGGCTTTCTTTTGTCCAAAATTTGGCATGTTAAACTATCGGCTATCTATTGGAGGGCTAGCCCTGTGAACACAGAACAGTTTGCATATTGGTTGCAAGGTTATTCGGAAATCAGCGGTGGTCGCATGCCTACCGAGTCCGAGTGGCAGATTATTCAGGATCATCTAAAGCTGGTTTTCGTGAAGAAGACTCCTAGCTATGAGATCGGCATTCAGCCTGCAAAGATGCCTGACCCATACAAAAGCCTACAAGACGCGATTAAGCTTCCATATAGCGGAATGATCACATGCTAAACACCCGCGTAAACGTCCGAGTAGCGGTTAACGCTGCGTCAATCCGTCGCGAGCAGCATAACGGTCGCGAGCATATCGTGGTTCCGTCGTTCACTCTTCCTGATGGTGTGGTGATGAATAACGGCCTCTATCCCAAGGAAGAGATTGACAAGGCTTATGCAGGGCTTGAAGGCACTCTAGCGCCACTGTCACATCCGATGGTTGATGGTGATTACGTTAGCGCTCGCCAGCCTGAAGCGATCAACGCCTATCACGTCGGCGCCTGGAATCGCAACGTTCAGAGAGTCGGCAATCGAGTCAGTATCGAAAAGTGGATCGACGTTGAGTTTGCCAAGAACTCTGAGAATGGTCGAGCATTGCTTGATGCAATCGACAAGCAGGAGCCAATCCACACGTCAACCGGCATCTTTCTTGATCGCGAGATGACTCCGAACGCTGATGGTTATGGCTGGATTGCGCGCAATATGCAGTTCGACCATGACGCGATCCTAATCGGCGAGACTGGCGCGGCAACTCCAGAAGACGGCGTTGGCATGATGGTCAACAAGACCTTCGTTATCAACTCTGCTGTTCCAGTTACCAACGAAGACGCTCTAGACGACTCATACGGCGAGAAGCTTGCCATCTTGAGCGAGGCAGTCAAAGAGCGGTTTGCTACTTCGGACAGTTACGCATACGTGCAGGACTTCGATGATCGTGCGCTGATCTACGTAACGCCAGAAGGCACTTACACCATTGACTATCACTACGAGGGTGATAATCCAATCCTTACCGGCGAGTCGAAAGTAGTAACTGTTGAAACGTCGTACAAGGTGAAAACTAACTCCATCATGGCTAACTTGAAAGCTATGGTAAAATATTTCAGTACCAAACCTAAACAGCCTGTACAGGCAAACGTAATTGAGGAAGTAGATATGTCCCCTGAAGACCTTCAGGCCATTCACGATAAGATTGGCGCGCTCAATACCGCCCTCGAATCTGTACAGGCCGAAAACCAAACGCTGAAGGCTGATGTTCTGGCTGCTAACGCTGCGATCAAGGCAGGCGCTGAGTCGGGCCTGAAAGATAAACGCGAAGCCGTGAGCAAAGTTCATGGCGAAGTAGTCGCTAACTCCCTGTCGCCTGAAGCGCTGGACGTGATGTTTGCAAGCGTACAGACCGCCGCTGGCATTGTGTCGGGCGCGCCAGTTACCAACTCCGAAGGCGAAAAGGTCACTGTAGATTCTCACTTCGGGAGCATTAAATAATGGCGACTCGTTACCATCGCGTTAACCAAGACGGTTCCAGCCTTGGCGCATACCTCAACGGCGACACTCGTTGCGCAGTTCTGGCAGCCGCTAACTACGCAGGTTCGTTCGTGAAGCTGACTGCGGGCAAGTTCGCTGCTGCTGGCCTGGTTGATCCTGGCACCACTCAGCTCTGGATTCTGGACGAGCACAGCCTTACCGGTCAAGCGATTGATGCTCAGATTGCTTCGGGCGAAACCGCTACCGGTCACTACGTAACTGAAGGCCGTCTGTTTGCAGTTCGCTGCGCTGCCGGCGCTTACGTTGAAGGCGTTCGCGTCTACCTGACCGCCGCTGGCCTTGGCACCGTAACAGCAGGCACTGATGCCGTAGCTGTCGGTTACGCCAAAGAAACAGTAACCCTGGCAGGCGTAGATTACGTCCTCGTACAAGTCAAGTAAGGTCTAGATAATGATCATCACCGCAAATACTTTGCTCCAACACGAGAAGCTGCGCGAACATGCGCAGTACGTTCTCGATAACCGTGGCGCGTTCAACGCTCGCCAAGACAGCCTTCAGCGTGAATATGGCTCGTTCCAGTTCGCCGCTAACGCTGGCCTGCCTTCCGATTTCTGGCGCGCAGTGGATACCACTGTTGTGGAAGCTACCCGCGCCGCTGACGGTTACGAGATCCTCGAATACCTTCAGCCTGTGCAAGTGGTTCAGTCCATTGGTGCAACTGTTCGCCAGTACGTTACCAGCACCGACATCGCTGATGAAGTTGTCATCACCATGTCAGGTCATGGCAAGCACGGCTTCGACCACACTGGTTACGAAACCGATGGCGATCCAGTTCCAATGTTCCGCTCTGGCTTCGGTGCTAACTGGCGCCATGTTGTAGGTCTGCGTGACGCTGGTCTGGATCTGATTCTGGATAGCCAGCGCGCCAAGCTGATCAAGCACAACAAGGCCCTCGTAAGCTACGCCCTTAACGGCTCGGCTGAGATTGTTGTTGATGGCAAGCCAGGCCAGGGTCTGAAAAACCACCGCAACACCGTCAAAATCGATCTGGACGCTTCCGGCGCCAACATCGACCTGACCACCGCAACCGCTGAGCAGTGGGCAGCCTTCCTGACCACTGGCGCTTTCGGTACTTCCGTTCGCACCAACAAGGTCACTAAGGTTGATCGCATGTACGTCTCTTACGAGATCTACGGCAACCTGCTGAAGCCTTACGTTGTTAACGGCGCACTGGCTGGCACTTCGCTGCCTGCAATCGGTCCTTGGCTGGCCGGTATGGAAGTCGTGCCTACCTACGCCCTGGTTGGTAACGAGTTCTTGGCGATCAGCCTGAGTAAGCAGTACGTTAGCCCAATCATCGCGATGGCTACCAACGTTACTCCGATCCCGCGTCAACTGCCGGAAGACAACTACAACTTCCGCATCCTGACCGGCATGGGCATGCAAGTTAAGAAGGATGGCGACGGTCACGCCGGCATCTTCTACGGCGCCAACTTCGCCTAACATCAGGTGATAAAATCAAGGGAGTCTTCGGGCTCCCTTTTTTATTTGGAGATTTGAATGAAATACGAAGTAGTTATTGCCTGGTATCCGGTCAAGGTTGGCGACATCATCGAGACAGACAAATTGCACGACGCAATCAAGCCTAACGTTCGCGCCGTTGCCGAAGAGAAGCAGAAAGAGAAGGAAGTCGAGCCGCCCCGCCGTGGTCGCCCGCCAAAGGATAAAGAGTAATGGCCCGATTCCGCGTCACATACCCAACGAACGGCCTTGAGGCTGGCGACATCGTAGAAGCTGACTCATGCCCGCAATGGCTTAGGGGTAAGTGTGTATCGCTGCCTGATGAGGCTGTGAAGGTGCTTGAGGTTGCGACGCCTAAGCCTAAGGTTAAGCGGAAGTAATAAAAAAGCCCCGAATTATGGGGCTTTATTTTTAGTCGCTGCTGCTGGATGAACTGCTGCACGATCCGCTATCGTAGCTGCTACTGCTACTGCTACTGCACGACGAACTGGAAGAGTAGCTAGGTGTCGAGTCGTAATAGACAGGACTGTTAAATCCAACTGGATTCATTGGGTTTAGAGGGTTTGTCGCGTAGTCGTCTGACCTTGAGCTCGATGCCTGCTGCCTATTTACAGTGCTTGTGCGTGCTTTTCCTGCTCGGTAATATCTGCCATCGCTAGCGTTGTCGTAGGGGTCGCGCTTGTACTTTTGATCTACCCTCTCCAACAGGGTCAGATCCGGAACAATAACCCGCTCCTTCTTCTTGAATACTGATTTCAGCCATTCGAACATTTCACATCCTCCGATTAACGTAGAAACCTCATAACCACCGGCGCTATCTCAACAGCTTTCGTAACCAAAAACAAGTGCCCGTCATCGATTATGTGCATTTCAGCGTTAGGAATACGGTTGGCGATGAACCCCATGTTGACTAGCGGAATTATCGGATCGTCATTGCCAGCCAGAACGAGAGTCGGTTGCTTGATCTTGTGCAGCTAGAATGCAGATGACCACCACCAGACAGCCATGCCCTGGAGCTTGTATCCGAGCTGCGAGGTTGGAGCCTTCATCTTGTTGGCGTAACTTGCGCACAGCTCAGGATTATTCCGAAACGACCCGCCGTAAATCTCCGGAGCAATCGAAGCCATACGCTCAGGGTTCGTGTAGCGCTCAGGACTAGCCATCATCATCAGAACCTTCATCGACGGCGGAACCATCGTCACGCCTGAAGAGGTAGCGGCCAGGATGAGCTTGGTGCAGCGAGTCGGATGGTCATAGGCGAACTGTTGAGCAAGGAACCCGCCCCATGAGACACCGGCAACTGTAACCTCGTCGTAATCCAGCACATCAAGCATGCGGATAACGAGTCGCGCAAGACTGCTGAATGTATAGGGCAGCAGAGGCGCAGGAGATCCACCGACGCCAGGCACGTCGAACGCAATCACCTCAAGGTCCGGATCAAGCGCCGCAACTAAGGGAAACACAAGCTCCAGTGATGCGCCGATGCCGTTAAAAAACAACAGCGGCGTAAGAGTTGATTTACCCGGACGTACAGCCGTGCGGATTGTCTGTCCGTCGATAATGACTGTGCGATAAACGAATGGTGTTGTTTTTATTTCCGTCATGCAGCTCATGGTCATTCCCTTGTGTGTCGGCAGGATTACAGGAAACTCAGGACGCGTTCGTATTCTGCTGTCATTCGGTCTGCTTCGGCTTGGGCTTCCTGTTCTGTCTTGAAGCTACCGATGATCATTTCGCCGCTGGTTACGGTGAAGGTGTTGCGGGCTTGATTTACTGTGAATGTCATTTTGTTGCTCCTTTGGCTTTGGCGATTGCTGTGCGTGCAAGATCGAATTCAACTGTCGCCCTATCTGCTACTGATAATACCGCTTCAAGTGCTGCAAGCATCTCTGGAGCCGCAGACATGAGCAGAGCATTGGCCTCAACCTCTTCGCGAGAAATCTTTTTGTCGAAATCGTCGTGGCCCTCATAGACTCTGGCCGAGAATCGATTGCAATCATCTTGATTAATTGCGTAAACGGTTGATCCTGAAATCAACCATGGACCTTTTGTATGACTCATTCTGCTTCCCCTTTTTTCGTTCGTTGCTTTGCGTGATTCGTAGGCTATTCCCTCGCAGATTCTACGTCAATAGCCCGTGCTAAAATATGGGAAACTATTTTCCAGGTGGCGAAAATGCCAAGCATCGATGACATCAAGGCATATTTTTTGGCGTACGGCATCCCTGTCCCGCCAGATTTTATTTTGCAACTTTGGGTTGATACGGTTGGAGTGATTCAGCCATGCCTAGACGGCGCAGGATATCCGGCATCCACGCAGATGCTTATCTATCTGTATCTGCTTGGATTAACGGGGTACGTCAACGTTGACCGGCAGATCAGTTCGCAGACGGCCCCTAGTGGAGCTAGCCAGTCTTTCCGATGGGGCTCGTTCGTGGACCGCTACCGTTCACTGCGATCTCTGCTTGGCACGCTGGATACTAGCGGCTGCACCACATCTGTAATCCCTCCTGAACCTGGCGCATCTGCCGGCCTATGGGTATCTACTGGCGGGAAGTGCTGCTAATGGAATTATTGATTGGCTGGGCAATTGGGATTTTGCTGGTAGTCATAATTGGGGCGATTTCATAATGGCCTTCATGTCCGCGTGGTACATGATCGACACCGCAACGATCTATCCTCGCTTAGCTGAAGGCGATTGGGGCGGCGGCGTAACATACGGAACACCGTACACAATACTTTGCGGCCACGAAGGCGTATCGAGGCAATCACGCGACACTGAGGGCGCAGAGTTCGTAACGCGGGACATCTATTACACGGGCGACACTCGGCCAGCCTACCTAGACCGGATCGCATACGGCGATACCACTGCGCAAACGTGGGACGCAGTATCAGCCGCAGAGATTCGCAAGATCGCTCGTCATGGCATGTCCGCTATGGGCTATGAGGACGAGTACGATCTGGAGACAGTCTGATGCCGGTTAAGGGGTTGAAGGAGGTTAGGCAGCAATTGCGCAAAGTATTCGGAGACATCAAAGGGCCGCAAGCTGAGAAAACTCTAACTGAAGTCCTGATTACTGCTGCTGGTTTCGCCGCGACAATGACTCCTATCGACACTAGCAACCTGATTAACAGCCAGTATCGCAAGATCACCGCGTATGGCACTCGTGTAGTCGGCGCAATTGGCTATACAGCCGCATATGCAGCAGCAGTTCACGACAAGAAGGGCACGCTTCAAGGAAAGGATGTCCCTAGATCAAAGTCAGATCCTTCACGCGGAAATGTGTGGGATCCCGATGCCGAACCTGGATTCTTGCGAAAAGCATTCGAAGATTCAGATGCGAGAGCCGCCATCGACGCAATAGTTAAACGAGGCATGTCGCTATGAGCCATACACCAATCAACCTATTCCGAGACTGGCTAGAGGCTTACGTTTCGACTGCTGGATATACGATTAGTCGTGGGATGTGGGAAGAGGTAAATAACAGCGCGAAAAAGTTTGTAGCTGTCTGGTCTGACTCTGGACGCTCGCCAAATGGTGAAATCCAGTATCCGCACATGCGAATAATTATTACCGGACGAGCAAATGGGAGATCTCTTGGAGATACAGAGCCAGCCGAGTTGTTTACTGAATCGCTCTTTGACACGGCTGTTGAACACTACAAAACTAACTGCCTGATGAATATCAG